AAGCATTGGATTGGCAGTCACAAAATAATTGGTATGGAAAAGAGCCAGAGCCAACACAATATGCCTACTTTACTCATGTGAATTTAGTTAATGAAGGATTTGAACCAGACTCAGAAGAGTATTATAGTGAGTTAAATACAAGAATTTATAAAGTTTATCCGGATCTTAGATCCGATAATGCCGGACAAAGAGAGGACAGGCCCGCTGTGCAAAGAGTCACCTCTGCTTCCGTTGGAAGTCGGCAAAAAACACAAGGCAAAAAGAACGGCGTATCATTCACAAAAAGTGAAGTCGAGACTCTCCGTGGGATAAAACCATATGGCATGACAGATGATGCCTGGTTGAAATCCGTTGCTAAAGAAAAACAGAAAATAGCAAGCCGGGAGGCAAAATGACTGAATCAAATAATGAACCGATACATACCAGAAAATCTCGTGAGTCCGAGTCTCACGCTAAAACATCTCGTAGACAACCTTGGAGGCCAGTAAGAAAACTTGAAACACCTCCGGCACCAGAAGGGTACGAATATCGTTGGATAAGAGAATCCATGCTGGGGCAAGAGGATAAAGCGAATGTGGCAAGAAGAATCCGTGAAGGTTGGGAGCTCGTAAGAGGTTCTGATTTACCCGATGAATATTCTTACCCAGTTGCAGAAACAGGTAGACATGCTGGTTTAATTTATAGCGAAGGACTATTATTGGCGAAAATACCTTCACAGACTCGAGATGAACGTAATGAATATTACGAAGAACAAACCCGTCTTAGAACTGAGGCCTTAGACAACAATATGTTTAATGAGGCTAGAAAAGATGGAAGATATGTGAAGTATGACAACAATAGTAAGTCCAATGTTACTTTTGGGAAAAAGTAACAAACATAAATAGGAGTAAATCTTATGGCAAATAAAGATGCCGCTTTTGGTTTAAAGCCTGTTCGTGAAATGGGCGGAGCACCCTACTCTGGAGGTCAATCCAGATATAGAATTGCTAGTGGCGCCACAACTCCAATTTACCAAGGCGACTTGGTAACACAGCTAACAGCTGGAGTTTTAGGACGTCATGCCGCAACTGGTACTGTTCCGATTGTCGGAGTGTTTAACGGAGTTTCATACACCGATCCCACTACAGGCGAACAAGTCTTTAAAAACTATTATCCTGGCAGTATTTCTGCTTCGGATATCATTGCAAGCGTGATTGACGATCCTAATGTTGTCTTTGAAGTACAAGCAGACGCAACCTTCCCGGTAGCTGATTTGTTTGGAAACTTTGACATCGTTGAGGGATCACCCGTTGGCGATACTAAATCTGGAAGATCCAATGCAGAGCTCGATGTAACTACTGGTGCTACGACCGCGACGTTACCGCTCAAATGTATTGACATCTCTCAGGATCCCGATAACGACGACGTAGCGTCAAGCAACACCAATGTTCTATGTGTGATTCAAAACCACATCATGGGGCAGAAAGGTGCTGGTTTAGCATAAGGAGATAAATAATGGCTATTTCAAGAGCACAACTAGCGAAAGAGCTTGAACCTGGGCTAAATGCACTTTTTGGAATGTCCTACGACTCTTATGACAGAGAATATGAAGATATTTTCGTCACAGAAGATTCAAGTAGAGCATTTGAAGAAGAGGTGTTGATAACAGGATTCGGTTCTGCACCCGTTAAATCAGAAGGTCAAGGTGTTGTATTTGACAACGCTTCTGAAAGTTACAGCGCAAGATATACGCATGATACGATTGCACTTGCATTTGCACTTACAGAAGAAGCTGTCGAAGACAACCTTTATGACTCTCTGGGGAAACGATATGTTAAAGCATTGGCCAAATCTATGGGCAATACTAAAGAAACCAAAGGAGCCGACGTGTTGAACAACGCTTTCTCATCCAGTTTTACTGGAGGCGATGGCGTATCACTCATTAACACTGCTCACCCACTTTCCGGTGGAGGAACAGCTGCTAATAGAGCGACAACTATGGCGGATCTCAATGAGGCTTCATTAGAAGACGCTTTAATTGACATTTCAACCTTTACAGATGACAGAGGATTAACTGTTTCTGTTCAAGCGGAAAAATTGATTATTCCGCCGCAACTTGTTTTTGTTGCAGACAGAATCTTAAACTCTACGAATAGATCTGGCACAGCTGATAATGACATCAACGCGATGAGAAACACTGGAGTATTACCAGGTGGCTACGCGGTCAATCATTATCTTGCTGATCCGGATGCTTTCTTCATCCTTACTTCTATCAATGTAGCGGGCGAAGGTCTAAAAATGTTCCAAAGATCTCCAATGGAGACTTCTATGGAACCAGACTTTTCAACTGGCAACATTAGATATAAGGCTAGAGAAAGATATTCCTTCGGTTTCTCTGATTGGAGAGGAATCTATGGATCTCAAGGTGCATAATTTGAAGTCGTAATACACTTTATTACTCAGTATTACAAAAGAGGGCCCTCACGGGCCCTTTTTTTTGGCCTGTAAATAGTTGCAAAATAATGTATATAATTAGTTGCATATAATTGCAATCTTTAGTACATTACAAATATGTTCTTTTTAATTAATAATAAATATAGAGGTACCCCATGGAACGAATGATGTATATAACCTGTAACACTGACAATGAAGTCAATACCTACACCAAGACTGTTAGCAAGGGTGCAAACTTTTACGAAAGATTTGATCCTGTTGCCGAATGGAACGGAATGGCAGAAAGGCTTGGCAAAGATCCAGATGAGGAAACTTTAATCACGTTGGTTGGTATTTACAATGGTGGTGGCGCTTATACTTGGGAGCACATACCGATTGATGAGATCAAGCCTGGTGATCCGTTGAGGTTGTCAAGAGTAACCCACAGACCATCTGTGATGGGCATGACACCAATCAATCCAGATGGTGAAAACCATAAGTGAGCTGCACACCAAAAAAGAAAGGGCCTTTCGGGGCCCTTTTTTACGTCAAAAAAAAGATGAAAATAATGTATATTATTATTTGCATATAGTTGCAATCTTTAGTATATTAAATATGTGAGACATTTTATTAACAAACCAATAGGAGAAAAAAATGGCTGAAATAAGAAATATCAATGCCGAGATGCTAGGCCGGGCAACAGCTTTTGCTGCCAAGGCCACAGACGTAAGATTCTACTTGCATGGTGTTCATATCGAAAGGAACCCAGCTGGCGGAGTCTACATCATAGCGACAAATGGACACATATTGTGTGTCTATAATGATCCCGATGCTGAACCAAGCGCGGATTTTAAAGAGGTAACATTGAGTCTCAAAAATCCCACCCCAGGTGCACGAGGAATCCATCCATACTTCAATTATTTGAAAAAATCCAATGAGCGTATTCACATAGTAAAGTCCGATTACAAAATGGGTAGGGATGATGTTTGGCTTGTAAATCGTGAGGAGATCACGGCCTTTGACTGCCACTACCCAAATTGGAGGAGAGTGGTTAAACCCGGTTTGGAGATCACCGAAACAATCGGTTTTGATCCCAGATACTTGGCGATGATTAAAAACTTCATGTTGAAAAGTGAGGGTGGCGAATATATGGGCATCAGCCTTGTTGGTGGGACCACTAAGGGAGCAAGCATTTGGGAGTCAGATCACGGGCTTCTCTTGATTATGCCAATGGAGCCAAAAACCAGAGACACAAACGAATTATTAATAATTGATCCAGAGATCGAGGAGGTAGCGTAATGAGTGCATTTTTAGTAAATCCAGAACACATAACCGAAGTTGTAAAGTGGGCACAGAACAAAAATTTTTCTTATGCTTATAACTGCATAACTAAAAAACCCATAGACTGTGATCCAAAGAATATGGTTGTGATAATGGCTCAAGCCAACATAGATAGCTTAATTGCAAGATATGGAGACACTTGGCCAAAAGAAGATTTTGAGAATTACGTTGAAGCGTGTTTAAAAAATCTCAAATACAGCACAGATGGAGTAAGTCAAAGTTTAATGACAGGTGTTGGTGAATGTCAGCTCACAGAGAATGATATTTATAACATGTTAAAATGCTGGAATTACCAAGCGTGTGAAGTTGAAAATTGGTTTGAGACAGACGCTTACTGGCTACATGTTTATATGAAAGATCACGTTGCCAGTGAAATGGCCAAAGGTGCTGATATAACATGGGAATATAAC